GTATTGTAAAGTTCAAAATACTTTGCATGAAGAACTGGGATATTTAAAGATTCTGTATGCAAATTATCTGGATCTATTTTTGAATCTTTTTCCCACATTTCTTGAATTTTATCAAGATCAAAACTCATAATGGTGTATTTGACAAATCGGTTATATTGTACATAGTATACTTGAAACTTACTGTTGCTGTAAAGTATTGTACATCTGATGCTGTAGCATCAAACTCCAATGTTTGTAAACTATATGGAAATAAATCTTTAAAATAAACCAAAAAATTTGGAATCATTGAACTGTTCAAAACCTCAAGTGTTCCATCCGAAAAAACACTACTTGATTTTTGCTTGTATCTTTCTCCAATAATTGCAGATTCGTACAGTTCTTTGTATTGATCTAGGTATTCTGGATAACCTAAACCACGAATCCATTTTTGCAATTCCATATAGTTTTCTAAATTTTCATCAACCATGAAGGATAAATTTAGATCACCGAATACTATTTTGTCTCCTGGTACATCAATGTCTTTTAGATAGGTAGGTTGATTTGCAATCCCCAAAGTTAAATCTGGGATATTTGCTTGATTGCAAAAGAATGCAACTTTTGGTGCTCTTGTTAAAGTAAACTTAAACCCTACTGGAGATAAAAAATTTCTATTCTCTATCTGGGAAGAAAATATTCCTGCCATTGTTTTTTTAAATATTTAGATAAAAAAAGGAGGTCCGAAGACCTCCCCAAAATCTCAGTGTGTATGGATCACATGAGGTTCTTAACAGCAACTCTTCTGTAGTAGCGGTTGCTATTGAGGTTGAGTCTTCCGAGACCCTGATCAGTGCCTTCCGCAAATGGGTTAGCAACGATTCCATAACGGGTCTTAAAGCCGATCTTGGGCTGGAAGGTGTTCTCACCAACGGCACGAACCATTTGGAGAGGAACGTATGGGCAATAGAAGAGACCTGCGTCATATGGGCTAGAACCCTTGTAACCAACAACGTAGTACTGGTTACCTGGGGTTGCGTTACCTGTGGTTAGGTTAGCGGCATATGGGTCAATATATACACGGAATTTGCCCATTAGAGTACCAGCAAAGGTATTGCCGGTGTCATCAACGTTGAGGTTAGCGTTGAGTGCAGGGGTGTAGTCGAGAACACCAGCCATGGTCAGTGCTGAAGCAACGTCAGCAGAGCACATGATGATGTTGCCCTTTCCGCGACGAGTTCTTTGTGCGATTGCGTTAGCATCACGCTCGATTTGGAAAAGAAGACCCTTGAACTTCTCAACAGACCAACGACCGTTGGAGTCAACGTCTAGGTCAAAGATACCTGCGGTAGCAGTGTTCTGAACAGCACCTTGCTCAGCAATCTTGTAGATGGTTCTGATAACTTCACGGTTGATCTCAGCAAGAATCTCAGTTGAGAGAATATTTGCGAGTTCAGCCTCAGCATTCAGACCATGGATTGCCTTGAGGTCCTGAGCGAGTTCTAGTGAGTACTCAGCTTTCAGAGCTCTTGACTTAGCGGTAACGGTGACTTTCTCGATTGAGAATGCCATTTCGTTGAAGTAGTTACCAGCAGCATCGCCAAGTGCTTCAGCGTTACCAGTGGTCATACCTTCGCCAACGTTATATGGTGAAGGCTCAGTTGTTGCAGTACCAACAGGGTTTAGGACTGATGGGTTGGTTCCTGTTTGTGAAGTTGTACCAAAACCAACTTTTGCATCAGCGAATCCAGCATCAAGATTACGACTGTTGTTCTGACCCGAGAATGCTGTGTCTGCTTCGTTGAAGAATGCTTCAGTACCAGACTGATTCTGATAACGTGAACGCATTGCGAAGATGAGTCCAGTAGGACCACTCATTGGTTGAACGCCAGCGAGGTCATAAGCGACCAGGTTAGGCATTGCACGTCTGATGAGTGAAATCAGAACTGGATCGAAACCTGCAACAGGACCAGCTGGGGTTGCACCACCGGTGAAACCACCTGTACCAGCTGAGTTAGTTGGTGAAGTTTCTGCGAGGAATGAACCAGACTGCTCAAATGCAGACTGTTCACGGAGGAATTTTTCTTGGTTTTCTAGCAGGACGGCAGTTACTGCTCTTCTGTGCGAATCTTTGATTGAATCAAGACCCTCATAGTTGAGGAGAGGTGCCCACTTTTCCTGCAGATGCTCTGATTGGAACATTTGCGTTTACCTTTGTAGTGTGTGGATGTTTTGTTTGAATTATATTAAATTCAATTATTTGCTAAATGAAGAAAGCGTCTTCAGATAAGCAGCCATTGAACCTGAAACAACTTCAGGCGAAACGTCTACCCCTTCAGACAGGGTTTCAGTTTTAGCTTTTGGAGATGCAACTTTTGAAGGGAAATATGATTCCTTCAAGGTCTCCAGTTTTTCACGATATTCTTCTTCACTTTCAAACTCAACACTTTCGGCAAGTGAAGCGAGCTTGTCTTTCTGAGTGGCAGCAAGGCCACTAGAAACTTGTTCAAAGATTCCTTCAGCAACCGACTCTGCGAGACGCTTGTTTAGGGAGATATTCTTTTCGATTTGCTCGTTGAGTTTTGTCTCCATATCATCAAGTTTTTCTACCATGCTCTCAAGCACATCATATTTATCTTCAGGGATTGATACATAATGTTCTTCAAAAAGTCCTTTCAGACCAGTCATGAAGGACTCGCTAAGCTCTTCCTTCAGACCTTTTTCAATAACGAGTTGGTTCTGAGCGAACCACTCTTCAGCAACATACTCAAGGTATGCATCAACACGCTCGTTAAGAGCGATCTTGATTTCTTCTACTTCTTCAGCAAGTGCTACTGAATACTGCTCTTCTAAATTGTCCTTAATCTGAGCAACTCTTGAAATAAGAGCAGCTTCAAAAATGGTACGTGCTTTTTCTTGGAACTCTTCGGAGAGATCTTCTCCTGCAAGAAGAGCATTGACATCTTCTTCGATGTCATATTCTTCTTCGACTACTTCTTCTTCTGCTTCTTCTGCTTCTTCTGCTTCTGCTTCTTCTGCTTCTTCAACAGCATCTTCTTCAGTTTCTTCTTCGATCTCTTCTTCGATCAGATCTTCATCTTCGAGTTCTTCTTCTTCCTTCATACCTTTCATTGCATCAGCAGGCTTAGCACCTTTGTTGACGACATCTCTAACTTGCTTGAGTGATGTACCTGGTGTTTTTAACTTGGCAGAATCATCATCAGACTTATAATTTTCTGGTGTTGGTCCACCAAGATCTTCCCATCCACCAGTCTGACCATCGACTGCGCCAGATGCTAGCTTAGGCATTGGATCTCCTGCCTTTGCGCCAGCATTAACAGCAGTCTTGGATGGTTTAGTGCCTGCTTCCATTTCTTGTAATTGTTTGCCACGAGACATTTGAACTCTCCGATTTTCCTGTAGTAAATCTATATTTATTTATAAATTAAGAAATTACAATGAGTTGATAAACTCATTGAATAGTGATAACTTGTACTCTTCTAGAATACCTTGATCAACTAGAGTATTTATTCTGTTTCTAGTGTTTTCTGCTACTTTTTCTCTCAGCATACCACCATCCCATACCCACTCTTTGCCTTCCATGATTCCCTGAACAAATGCATCAGGTGCTGATGGATCTGCTACAATATCAGCAGCAGTAGCAAGCATAAAATCTTCACCAACTTCCATGTAACCATCACGATGTTGTCTTACCGAACCAATACCACGAGAAGAAACGCCAAGGGTTACTCCTTCTTTGAGAAGTGATTCTGCAATCTTTCCCATTGGTGTAGAAAGAATTTGTGCTTTACCAATAAAATCATTACCTCTTTGCTCAAGAGAAACAATTTTATGGGAAACCCTATCAAGGTTTACCGTTGGTCCATCGGGGTGACCAAGTTCTCCAAGAGCACGACCTTTGTGAATATAACTTTCAGAATATCTTTTAACTTCGCGCTCCATTACATCACGACGATATACTCTACCATTGCGATTTTGTTGCTCAGTTTGGAGAAATGGTCCCTGAATGTAAAGAGTTTTTTTACCATTTACTGTTTCAGTAATAACTTCTACTGATTCGATTTCTTCTGTGATAAGTTTCATCTTTTTAATTGGTAAATCCTACGTTTGCTACTTTGACATTACTTGACGATGCAAAAACTACGTCAGTTGGAAATTTTTGTAAGAATTCCACAGTATTATTTGGCATAGTGAATGATAATGTTGTTGCTGCACCAACTGAAGTCGAAATACTTACAGTTGCTGTACCACCAGAAATGTTGACTATTCTCAAACAAGTTGCTTCACTAATACTAGAAGCAGTACCAGCAGTAGTTGGCATTGCAATCTCAGTAGTGATTATTTTCGTTCTTTGCATTGTTATAATAAAGACTTTATTAGTTATTTATTATTTAATAAATCTCTCTCCACTGAACAGCTGCAGCAACGTTGGCAACGGCATTACCTGTAGTAGTAATGGTTCTTACAACAAGAACATAAATTTCGGAGTTTGATGAATCTATATTTTGAACAATAATGTTTTTCTTTGCCTGACTTAATGTTCCAGAAGCAACTGGTGAAAGTGAGTTTTGTGATGCACCAGAAGGAACATAACCTGATGCAAAGACATCACCATCACTGTAAGTTGTCGCATTAATACAAAACTCAACACCACTATTATCAGAAGCAGAAGTCCAAGTTAAAGTTCCTGCATTACTCAAATAAGCAGAACTTGGAAGTTTTACAACTTTATAAACAATACT